TGTGACGATCTCGACGTGGACGGCGGCGGGTGCTGACCTGGAGTTCGCGATGGGGTTTGTGCTCGACGGCCGGGTGCGGGCGGCGCGGTGGCTGGTCGATTTTTCGTTTCCGCAGCGGCAGCCCGCGTATTTCGCGCTGCTGGTCGACCGGTTCGGGGCGGAGTCGGTCCGGGCGACGGCGAATCACGCGAAGTTCGTGACGATCCGCAACGACGAGTGGAATCTGGTGTTGCGGACGTCGATGAATCTGAACTTGAACCGTCGCCTCGAGAACGTGGAGATTTCCGATGACGGCGAGATGGCGGACTACCTCGGGGCCGTGGTCGATGAGCTGTTCGCCGCGTCGACGGGCGAGGAGTGCGTGGCGGCGCGGCCGTCGCGGAACCGGGGCCTGATCGATGGGCTCGGGCGAGTGTCTGACGCTGCCGAGGTGGCGGCGTCGTTCCAGGAGGCGGGCCCGATGGGCCGTGATCTGCGGAGGGTGGGTGTGTCGTGGGATTGACCGTGCCGGCGGATCTCGATGCTGATGCCGCTGCGGTGTGGGCCGAGGTCGCGGGGTGGCTTGACGCCCGCATGGAGGGCGGCCCGGTCGACGCCGAGTTGCTGCGGGCGTGGTGTCGGTCCGTGGTCGAGCTGCGCGATGCGGAGGCGTGGGTGGCCGAGCACGGCACGGTGATGACGGTCCGCGACGACAAGGGCAATGTGAGGTCATCGACCACCGCACCGAAGTACGCGCAGGTCCGGGCGCTGCGGGCGGACCTGGTGCGGCTGGCCGAGGCGATGGGGGTCGCCGGGAAGGTGCGCCGAGCGACGCCGGTGGCAGGGGCGTCCGGTCCGTCGAAGCTCGAGGTGCTGCTGGGCGGCCGGTCGGTCGGGTGACTGCGGCGGTCACCCTGGCTCCGCCGGAGCCGCGGTACCGGTTCGTGCCGCTGCACTCGTCGACTGCTGCGCAGGATGCCATCGACCTGATGGCGGGCGTCGGGGTCGACCTGGACGAGTGCCAGCAGCGGGATCTCCGTGACCAGATGGCCCGCCACGGTGATCGGTGGGCCGCCACCGAAGTGGCCGACGTGGAGCCCCGTCAGAACGGCAAGAACGTGAAGCTGGCGGCCCGGCAATTGTGGGGACTGTTCCTGAACCCGTCGGATCGGGTTCAGACGCACACGGCACACCGGTTCGACACGTGCCTCGGTCACTTTCGGTGGGTGTGCGAGCTGATCGAGTCGACACCGGAACTGCTGGCGCTGGTGAAGGACACGGGTGGCGGCCGGAACGGACGCCCGACGGGGATCAAGGACTCGAACGGCAAGGAGTCGATCGAGTTGAGGGACGGCAAGCGGTTGCTGTTCAAGGCGCGGTCGAAGGGTTCGGGCCGCGGGTTCACCGGCGACGCCGTGTATTTCGACGAGGCGTTCTGGTTGTCTGACGTGGGGTCGCTGATCCCGACCCTGTCGGCGCGGCCGGATCCGCAGATTTGGTATTCGTCGTCAGCGCCGTTGCCCCGCGAGGAGTCGGAGCGCCTGCGGGTGGTGATGCGCAGGGGCCGGCATCTTGCCGCTAACGGCGGCTCCACGCGGCTCTGTTATCTGGAGTATTCGGCGGACCCGGACTTGGCGACTGATGACCCGGTGGCGTTGTGGTCGGCGAACGTCGGCCTGTGGGCGGGCCGGTTGTCGGAGGATTTCTCGGCGGTCGAGCGCGAGTCGATGACCGAGGAGGAATACCGGCGGGAACGGTTGGGGATCGTCGATCTCGAGATTGATGGCTCAGCCCCCTGGCAGGTGGTGCCGGAGGCGCAGTGGGAGGCGTGCCGGTCGGATGAGTCGCCGCGTCAGGCTCGCCGGCCTGGGTGGTGGACGGGCCCGGTGGCGTTGGCGGTGGAGGTGACTCCGGATCGGTCGGCGTCGTCGATCGTGGGGGCTGGGCCGTGCCGGGAGGGCGCGCCGGGGGTGCGGCTGCTGGGTCACGGCGAGGGCACGGGTTGGGTGTTGCCGGCGGTGCTCGCCGCATGGGAAGAACAGGACGTGGCTGGGGTGGTGGTGGATCCGAAGGGTCCGGCGGCTCCGGTGATTGACGACATGGAGGCCGCGGGGGTGCGGGTGCTGGCGCCGTCGTTCGATGACGTGCGGCGGGCGACGGCGGACTGGTGGGACGCGATCGTGGCGGGCGAGCTGGTGCACCGGCCCGCCGAGGGTGATGCGCTCGAGGTGCTCACCGAGCAGATGGGTCGGGCTGAGTGGCGGAGCGTGGGTGACGCCCGGTTGTTGGAGCGGCGTGGTGAGGATCGGTCGGCGGTGGTGGCGTCGATGCTCGCCCTGTGGGGCGCGGAGCGGGTGGACGACCACGACCCGACCCTCGACGTGTGGTGAGGAGGTGCCCATGACCCCGATCGTTCGCTCGGTCTTCGCCGCCGCAGGTCTGGTGCTCCTCGTCGTCGCTGCTGCGATGGTGGCGGCCCCGCTCGGTGTCGCTGCCGCTGGTGTCGCTGCTCTGGTCGTGGCGGCCGATGCTCGACCGCAGGACCGGCGCTGATGGGCGTGTTCTTCCCGGGCGGCGAGCGCCGCGAGGTGACCTACGCCGACGTGTGGGGCGCCGGCGACGACGTCTCCGGTGCGCAGTCGATGACCGGGGAGTCGGTCACGTTCGCCACGGTGATCGGCCTCGATGCCGTTGCTGGTGCGGTGGGGCTGATGTGCGACATCGTGTCGATGGTCCCGTTCAAGGCGTACCGGGACCGTGACGACGTGGCGCAGGTGCTCCCCTCGCAGCCGATGATCGTGGCGGACCCGTCGCCGACGACCACGACGATGGCGTGGCGTGCACAAGCGGTCGTGTCGTGGATGCTGTGGGGCAACCTCTACGGCCTCGTGGTGTCGGCCGATCACCTCGGCTACCCGGCCAAGGTCGAGCTGCTCGACCCCGCTCAGGTCACCTGCATCGAGCATCCGCCCGCTCGACCGACGTGGCTGGTGGCCGGCGCCGAGGTGGACCCGTCCCGCTTCCTGCATGTGCCCGGCCGGTTCGTTCGGCCGGGGTCGGTCCTCGGGATCGCTCCGCTCGAGCGGCACCGCGACACCTACGGCCTCGCCCTGGCGGCCCGGAGGTACGGCGCCGAGTGGTTCCGCGACGGCGCCCACCACGACGGGATCTTCTCGACGGACAAGCCGGTGACCGAGGACCAGTCGAAGACGATCAAGTCGCGGATCTTGGCGGTGGTCCGCAAGCGTCGCGAGCCGCTGGTGCTCGGCGGTGGGTTCCGGTGGGAGAAGACCCAGGGCAACCCGTCTGAGTCGCAGATGGTCGAGGTCGAGGCGGCGGTCGTCGGCCGGATCGCTCGGATCATGGGCGTGCCGGTCGAGATGATCGGAGGCTCCGCTGGGACGGGCGGCTCGATCACCTACGCGAACCGTGAGCAGCGCGCCGTCGACTTGCTCACCTACAACGTCGACCCCTACCTCGTCCGTCTCGAGGATTTGCTCACCCGGTGCCTGCCCCGCCCGCAGTACGTGAAGGCGACCCGTGGGGCGCTGCTGCGCACCGATCTGCTGACCCGCTACCGGGCGCACGACATCGCCATCCGGGGAGGGTTCGCTACGCCGAACGAGCGCCGGGCGCTCGAGGACGAGCCTCCGCTGCCCGACTCCGGCGACGTGGCCCTGTGGCCGCCGTACGCCACGTCCGTTACCGCCACCGACCAGGGAGGCCAGCCATGACCGACACCACCACGGCCGCCCAGGCGTGGGCCGGCGAGCTCGGCCCGGGCGGGCTCGAGGTCCGCAGCCTCCCGAAGTCGGTCCGCCCCGTGCTGGCCCGGGCCGCCGACACCGCCGACACCGCCGACGGCGCCGAGGCTCCGGTGATCGAGGGTTTCGGCTCGGTGTACGAGCAGGTGACCACGATCGGCAGCTACTACCCGATCGACGAGGTCGTGGCGGCCGGTGCGTGGGGCGAGACGATCAAGGCGGGCGACATCCGGTCGATGCTCAACCACAGCACCGACCGGCTCCTCGGCCGGACCAAGTCTGGGTCGCTGCGGCTCGAGGACCGGGACGAGGGCCTCTGGTACGAGGTCGCCGTCAACGTCGACGACCCGCACGCCATGTCGGCCCACGCCCAGGTGGCCCGTGGCGACATCGACGGCTCCTCGGTGTGGTTCCGGGTGGTCCGCGAGGAGTGGACCGAGCCGACCGAGGCCAACGGCCTGGAGCGGCCCCTGCGCCGGATCCTCGAGGCGCAGCTCTTCGAGGTCGGCCCGGTGGTGTTCCCGGCCTTCGAGCAGACGACCAGCTCGGCCCGCACCCTCGCCCCGCTCGATGCGGCCCTCCGGGCTGCTGGTGTCGCCGCTGACCGCCGGGCACGTCTCGCCTCCGACCTCGTCGCCGCCGACGCCGAGGTCGAGCAGGAGCTGCGGCGCCTGTTCACCACCGCTCCGGAGCTGCGCGACCGCGTGTGCTCCTGCACCACCGATCTCGGCCGGGCCGCCAACGCCGCACCCCCACGTGGGGCCGCCACGTCCGCACCCGATCCCCGCCGGTCGATCGAGATCGCTCGAGCACGACTCGAGCTCCTCGCCCGCCGGTAGCGCCCGCCCAGCCAGCAGCGCACCCCCCCCATCCCTCGACCTCACCCGACCGGTGGGGTCCCACCCGCGCCCGCAGGCGCGGAGAAAGGGGCACGAACCCGTGTCCAAGACCCTCATCAAGTCCCTGTCCGACCAGCGCGCCGAGCTGTGGGAGAAGGCCAAGACCCACCTCGACACCGTGGAGCGTTCCGGCGACGGCCTCACCGGCGAGGCCGAGGCCACGTGGGCCGCCATGAACAAGGAGCTCAGCGAGTACGACGCCCGCATCAAGGAGCTCGTCGAGGTCGAGCACCGCAACGACGAGGCCGAGAAGGTCCGCGCCGAGTTCTCCGGCCTCCGGCCCGCTGGCCACGCCGGCGACGGCACCAGCGACGAGGGCCGCTCCGACGCCGACATCCTGCGCGCGATCGGCAACGGCGAGCTGCGCGGCCACACCTTCGAGGCCGGCGAGCGCCGCGACCTCACCGCCGGCACCGCCACCGACGGCAAGGAGCTCGTGCCCACGTCGTTCCGCGCCCAGCTCTACGAGCACCTCGTGTCCACCTCGGCGATCCGCCGGGCTGGCGCCACGGTGCTCACCACCGAGTTCGGCGAGCCGCTCCAGATCCCCAAGACCACCAGCTACTCGGCCGCGGCGATCGTTGCGGAGGCCGGCCCGATCGGCGAGTCCGACCCGCAGTTCGGACAGGTCACCCTCGGCGCGTTCAAGTACGCGTTCATCGTCGACGCGTCGAGCGAGCTGCTCACCGACTCGGCCATCGACCTGGTGCCGTTCCTGGCCCGTCAGGGTGGCCGCGCCCTTGGCCTCGGGTCCTCGGCCCACTTCGTCAACGGCGACGGCTCCGACAAGCCCCAGGGCATCGTCGGCGCCTCGACCACCGGTAAGACCGGCGCCACCAGCGTGGCCGGGGCGTTCACCGCCGACGACCTGATCGACCTGTACTACAGCGTGATCGAGCCGTACCGGGTGAACGCGTCGTGGCTGATGCGCGACGCCACCCTGGCGGCGGCCCGCAAGCTCAAGGGCAGCGACGACAACTACCTGTGGCAGCCCGGCCTCCAGGCCGGCGAGCCCTCGACCCTGCTCGGCCGCCCGGCCTACAGCGACCCGAACGTCCCCGCCGTGGCCACCTCGGCCAAGTCGGTGATCTTCGGCGACCCGTCCGCCTACTTCATCCGCGACGTCTCGGGCGTCCGGGTGGAGCGCAGCGACCACGCCCGCTGGGACAACGACCTCGTCTCGTTCCGGTTCATCCTCCGGACCGACGGCGACCTCGTCGACACCACCGGCGCCGTCAAGGCGTTCGCCGGCGGCGCCAGCTGACCCCTCGGCCCCCGGCCGCGCGCCCGTGGCCGGGGGCCACCCCCTCGACCCCTCAAAGGAGGCGCCGTGCGCGTCACGATGAAGCTCCAGATCTCCGGCACCCGCAACGGTGAACCGTGGCCTGCCCGCGGTGAGACCATCGACCTACCCGACGACGAGGCCGCTGCGCTCGTCGCCCAGGGCGCCGCTGAGCCCGCCGGCGAGACCGCCGACGCCGCACCCGAGCAGGGGAAGCCCCGGCGTCGCTCTGGCAAGCCCGCCGGCGAGACCGCCGACGCCACCCCCGGCGGCGAGCAGGCCTGACCATGCCTGTCCCGTACCTCTCGGCGGCGGCGGCGATCGCCCGCGATCCCCGGCTCGCCCGGTGGTCGACCGATCCGACCGCGATCGACCGGGAGCTTCTGGCCCTGGCCGCGATCGTCGAGGCGTACAGGGGGCAGGCGTGGGACATCGACCACCTCGACGAGGTGCCCGCCCCGCTCCTCGCCGCCGCCTGCGAGTACGCCGTGTGCGTCCTCACCAGCCGTGCGTCGGGTGCGAGCCGGAACACGCTCGCCGAGGCCACCGAGACCGGCACGACCCGGTACTCGACCCCGGACTGGCACAACGGCAGGCCGACCGGCTTCCTCGAGGTCGACCGGCTCCTGAACACCTCAGACTGGCTCGGGATCGCCTGATGGCCGACATCCCGATCCGTTGGGCGGTGATCCGCCACATCTGCGAGGTGCTCGCCGGCCACGAGCTGCTCGGCGGTGTCCAGGTCGAGCCCGGTTACCCGGGGGAGCTCGCCACCCAGGGGCCCGAGCTGATCTGGGTCGACGCCCCACCGCCGTCGGCCACCTTGATCCCGGTCGGGACGGGCGGCCGCAAGGTGATCGACGACACCTTCACCGTTCCGCTCCAGGTCCGGGTCGCCGGCCGGGCGTCGCTCACCGAGCTGGGCGACCGCCTCGACGAGGTGGTCGGCGCGGTGATCGAGGTGATGGCCACCGACCCGTCGCTCGATGGCTTCGACGGTGTCCTGTCCGCCGAGGTCACGTCGATCGCTGGCCCGGCGATCGGCTTGACCGCTGACGGCCGAGTCGGGTTCGCCCGCCTCGTCGTCTCAGTCCACACCCGCATCGGCCCCTGAGGAGGATCCGTGCTCGTTCGCTACACCGGCGCCCAGCGCCTCGCCCTGCCGACCCTCGGTCTCGACCTCGCTCCGGGCGACCTGTTCGAGGTCGACGCCGAGACTGGCGAGGGTCTCGTGTCCCGCCCGGACTTCAAGGCCGGCGACTCGGCCCCGGCCCAGACGATCGCCGAGGTGCTCGACACCGTCGACTCCGACATCGATGCCGCTCGTGCCGCCCTGGCGGCCGAGGAGGCGTCGCCTCGTCCCCGGAAGACGCTCGTCGACCGGCTCACCCAGATCCTCGAGGAGGGCTGACCATGTCCGCACCGTCCGATGCCCAGCTCGGCTTCGCCGAGCAGACCGCCCTCGGCGTCCCGAAGGCGCCGACGCTGTTCCTGCCGCTGCTCGAGCCGGAGATCACCGACACCCTCGACGCCTTGGAGTCCGAGGCGGTCGTCGCCGGGCTCGACATCGTGGGCACCGAGCAGCGCAACGGCGGCGCCCGGACCGTCGAGGTCGCGGTCGGCGGCGAGCTCTACCAGAACTCGATGGGCCTGCTGATGCGCCACTGCCTCGGTGGCTACTCGTCGTCAGGCGCCGGGCCCTACACGCACACGTTCACGCCGGGCGACATCGACGCTCTGCCGGCGCTGTGCACTCAACTCGGCCTCCCGCGGGTCGCGGGCGGAGGCGTCGACCCGTGGACGGCGGTCGACTGCCGGGTGACCGACTGGGAGATCGCCTGCTCGGCGGGGGAGATCGCCACGTTCGGGGTGAACATGGCGGCCACCTGCTCGTGGCTGGGTTCCCGGCAGGTCACCGACGGGGCCACCACCTCGACGAGCACCACGCTGACCTCGGCCAGCGCGGCGTTCGCCGCCGAGGACGTCGGCCAGCTCGTCACCGGCACCGGCATCCCCACGGGCACCACGATCGTGTCGATCACGTCGTCGACGTCGGTGGTCCTCTCGGCGGCAGCGACCGCCACCGCGACCGGTGTGACGGTGCGGATCGGTCTCGCCCTCGGCACCCCGACCTACGCCACCAGCGCCTCGAAGCCCTTCAAGTTCATCCACGCCTCGGCCACGATCGATGGGGCCGACGTCCCGTTCGAGGGCATCACGATCTCCGGGGACAACGCCCTCAAGACCGACCGGCGACCGGCGAACCGTGGCGGTCTGGCGTCGATCGCCGCCCGGGAGGGCCGCCGCGCCTACACGGCGAAGATCTCCAAGGAGTACCTCGACCCGGTCCACTGGAACCGGGTCCGCCGCGGCGGCGACTTCCCGCTCGTGGTCACCCTGGCCTCGGGTGCGTCGAGCGTGGCCATCACCGGCAACGTCCGCTACGACGCAGCGAACCCCAAGACCGACGGCAAGTCGCTCGCCGAGGAGGAGATCGAGCTGGTGTTCCTCCGGTCCGGTTCCACGAACGCCTCGGCGATCTCGGTGGCGATCGTGGACGGCACCACCACCTACGCCTGACCGTGGCCGCCCCGGTCGAGGTCGAGGGCCTCAAGGAGTTCCGCCGGGAGCTGCGGGCACTGTCGGGGGACTCGACCTGGACCCGGGCACTCGGCCAGGTGAACCGGGCCCTGGCCGGCGAAGCCGCGACGTGGGCACAGATCGAGGCCTCCGGCCTCGGCGGGCCGTTCGCTCACTTCGCCGACACGATCACCGGGGCGGCGACTGCAACCGCTGCACGAATCCAGGTGCCGAAGGTCGCCAACGCCACGTTCTGGGGCGCCAAGGAGCGGACCGGATGGAACGCCGGACACGACGGCCGCCCCCAGCATCCGGAGTGGGTCGGGTCGTCGTGGGATGTCGCCGGCCCTGGCGGCCCGTACGCGCTCAACGCCGCCCTGGCGGACCACCTCGAGGAGATCGTCGACGGCTACGGCGACGCCCTCGACGAACTCGCCCGCAAGGCGTTCCCCGACTGACCAGGAGGTCCCATGGCCAAGAAAGCCCACGCCCCGCGCCCCGGTGCGGGGCGCCGCGATGCCGCCACCAGCAAGGCCCGCGGCTACCTGCGGATGCGGGTCCGTGACCAGGAGCGCACGCTGGCGGTTGGCGCGATCCCCATCAAGGAGCGGCTCGTCGTCCGCAAGGCCACCGGCTACCCGGTGGAGAAGTTCCTCGACACCGAGGCGTTCGGGCTCGACTCGCTGATGGTGCTCTGGTGGCTCGCCGGCCGCGCCGCCGGGAACCCGTTCCTCACCCTCGACGAGGCCGCCGCCGACCTCGACGACATCACCGAGGACGACCTCGACGTCGCCGAGGTGACCCCCGACGACGAACCCATCGACGGCGACGACCCGGAATCCTGAGGGCCAGCCTCCTGCGGGCCTGGCCCGCCCTCACCCTGCACTTCGGGATCACCCCGGCGAACTTCACCGATCTGTCGCTCGCCGAGCTCAACGTCTACTTGGACGCCATCGACCGCATGAGCCGGAGGTGAACCCATGGCCGAGCGCAAGCTCTCCATCGTCTTCGCCGGCGACCCGGGCCCGGCCAAGAAGGCGTTCGGCGAGGTCGAGTCCTCCGGCGGCCGCCTTCAGGGGAAGCTGTCGTCGATCGCCTCCGGGCTCGGCTCGGTGTTCAAGGCTGCCGCTGCCGGCGCGGCGGTGGCCGCCGCTGGGGTAGCGGCGTTCGTCAAGGGCGGCGTCGACTCGCTGATCAACCTCGAGAAGATCACCGCCCAGACCAACGCGGTGATCAAGTCGACCGGCGGCGCAGCGGGCGTGTCAGCGGACCACATAGCGTCATTCGCGGACTCGATCGAGAAGGCCACGGGCATCGAGGCCGAGTCGATCATGCAGGGTCAGAACCTGCTCCTCACGTTCACGAACATCAAGAACGGCGTCGGCGAGGGCAACGACGTCTTCGACCAGGCGACGTCGATCCTCGCCGACATGTCGACGGCGCTCGGCACCGACGCATCGACCTCGGCGGTCCAGCTCGGCAAGGCGTTGAACGACCCGATCAAGGGCGTCACCGCTTTGTCGAAGGTGGGCGTGTCGTTCACCGAGCAGCAGAAGGCCCAGATCAAGGCGATGGTCGAGGCCGGCGACGTGGCCGGCGCCCAGAAGGTGATCCTCGGCGAGCTCAACAAGGAGTTCGGCGGGTCGGCGGAGGCGTTCGGCGACACCACCGCCGGCAAGATCGAGAAGCTGAAGAACCGGGTCGGCGACTTCCAGGAGGCCCTGGCCGCCGGCCTGCTGCCGGTGATCGACAAGGTCACGTCGTGGCTCGCCGACAAGCTCCCGATCGCGTCCGACATCGTGATGGGGAAGCTGCGCGAGTGGGCGCCGACCTTTCAGGCCCTCGCCGCCCAGGTTGTTCCGGTGATCGAGCAGATCGGCTCCTGGCTCGCCACGAACCTGCCGCCGGCGATCGCCACGGTGACCGCCGCGTTCGCCGCCGTGGTCGCCTGGGTGCAGGCCCACTGGCCCGAGATCCAGTCGATCATCTCGGCGGTCCTCTCGACCGTGCAGTCGATCATCGAGGGCGCCGTCTCGGTGATCACCACCCTCTGGCAGAACTTCGGGAACAACATCCTCGAGTTCGTTCAGCGGGCATGGAACCCGATCCGTCAGGTCATCGAGGGCGTGCTCACTGTGGTGCGCGGGGTGATCCAGACGGTCACGTCGCTGATCGAGGGCGACTGGGGCGGCGTGTGGGACGGGATCAAGCAGGTCTTCGCCGGTGTGTGGGAGGCGATCCAGGGGATCGTGAAGACCGCCCTCGAGGCGGTGCGGCTCGCCATCGGGGTGGTGCTCGAGGTGATCGGCTCGATCTGGAAGGCGGCGTGGAACGGGATCAAGGACTTCCTCGCCGGGGTACTCGATGGGATCGTCGGGTTCTTCACGGGGCTCGGCGGGCGGGTCACCTCGGCGACGTCGACCGCGTGGGATGGGATCAAGACGGGCCTCGGTGCGGCGAAGGATTGGATCGGCCAGCGGGTCACCGACATCGTCGGGTTCTTCATCGGCCTGCCCGGCAGGATCTCCTCGGCAGCGTCGGGAATGTGGGACGGGATCAAGAACGCGTTCCGGGCCGCCATCAACTGGATCATCGACGCCTGGAACGGGCTCGAGTTCAAGATCCCCGGCTTCGACCCACCCGGTCCCGGCCCCACCTTCGACGGCTTCACCCTCGGGTTGCCCGACATCCCCCGCCTTCACAAGGGCGGCGTCGTCCCCGGTGGGAAGGCCGCCGAGGTGCTGCGGGTCCTGCAGGGCGGCGAGGTCGTCCTCGACCGGGGCACCGTCGACCGGCTCGGCACCACCGGTAGCGGGACGCTCCGGCCGGCCACCGTCCACCAGACGGTCGTGCACGTGGCGGGCTCGGTGATCACCGAGCGGGAGCTTCAGCGGACGGTCAAGGCGCAGCAGGATCGCCGCTACCGGTCGGATGGGCCGTCGGCGATTCAGCCGGCGTTCGGGCGGCGGCTGTGACCGACGCTCGCCCGGAGTTCCTCCTCGAGGTCGGTCTCACGTCGACGCCGGTGACCGATCCCGACGACATCGTGTGGACCGATCTGACCGCCCGGCTGCTCGCCGTCGACATCAAGCGGGGCCGTGGCCCCGGCGACGACGTGTTCCCGGCCGGTCAGATCAGCGTCGAGCTCGACAACTCGGACCGGCTCCTCGACACGTCGAACCCGGGCGGCCTGGTGCCCCTCGTCGATGGCGTCGGCCTGCCGTTGTGCCCGCTGCGGCTCCGTGCCCGCCACGACGGCGGCGCCTGGCGGCCGCTGTTCTCGGGGTTCCTGTCGGAGGATCCGTGGACCCCGCTAGGTGAGTCGCCGTGGGGGTCGGTGGCGTCGGTGCGGCTCGATGCCGGCGAGGCCCTCGGGGTGTTGCTGCCGATGAACGTGCTGCTCGCCGAGATGGAGGGGTGGATCCTCGATCCGATGCGGGCGTCGTGGGCGCCGGACTGGTGGGTGGCTCCCCGCCCGGTCGACGGCCGCTACCTGCTCCTCGATGGTGACGTGCTGCCGGGGGTGTCGCCGTCGCCTGGCCTGACGGTGCACCTCGACTCGGGTGAGACCGCCGAGATCATGCCGCCGGGCCAGCCCGCCCCCGAAGGCGTCAAGGTCAACGCCGGCGTGGAGTGCTCGGCCCCGGAGGGCGACGTGATGCCCGCCGGTGATGAGGCGGCGGTGTCGGCGGCGATCACGTGGACCTCGGCCGGCCACATCACCGGCGACCCGCACCCGGACGAGCCGATCCTGGCGATGACCTCCCCGACGGGGTGGTCGTGGGACCTGGCGTGCGCCATGCACGACGACACGCTCGGAGCGATCCGGGCCCGGGCGTGGGAACCCGACGGTGACCTCGCCGCCGAGACGTGGGTCGACCCGCCCGACGGCTGGCGGTTCGACGCCCTCAACTCGACGGCCCGGATCGTGCTGCGGGCCACGGCCACCACCCTGAAGGTGGTCGTCGGCGGCGGTTCCGACGGCACCACCTACGAGTCGTCCTCGGCGTCGACGGCCGGTGTGGTGACCGCCGGGGACCTGATCGTCGGGCCGGCGGTGGTCGACGAGGCGGTCGAGGAGTGGTCGCAGGTGACGTGGTCCTCGATCATGTTCTGGCGGCGGGCGTTGACCGACGAGGAGATGGCCGAGGTCGCCGCGTTCGGTGCACCCCGGACGCCGACTCCGGGCCGGTGGGAGGGCGACACGCTCGCCGAGCGCCTGGACCGGTGGCTCGACGCCCTCGGCTGGCCGCACGGACGCGAGTTCCACAACGCCGACCCGGCCCTGGCCGAGGCCGGCGACACGGCGGTGACGATGTGGCAGTTCAACGACGGTGGCGCCGGGATGTTCTCGGTGGGGATGCAGCTCCGCGACACGGCCGCCCAGTGGGCCGGTCAGGTGTGGACCACGAGGGCCGGGGCGATCCGTGCCCGCCCTCACCTCTCGTCGATCGACCCCGACCACGCCGACGCCTACCTGACCGCCACGGCGGCGTTGACCGACGAGCCGGCCCCGGCCACGGCGCTGCCGGTGGTGCGCCGCTCCCACCCCCAACCGACCGGGAGCTTGTTGCAGCGGGTGATCAACCGGGCCGAGGTCCACGTCGTCGCCCCCGCCAACGTCGGAGCGACGACGGTCACCGTCGCCGTCGAGGACGCCGCCTCGGTGGTGGTCTTCGGCCGGCGATCAGCGCCGCCTGTGTGGTTGGCCGCCAGGTCGTGGTCGATGGCCCAGCGGGTGGCCGACTCGATCGTGGCCCGCCGGGCCTGGCCACCGACCGAGGCCCACGACATCACCGTCGAGCCGATGCGCTCGACCGTCGAGTGGGGTTGGGTCCTCGACGACCTCGAGCTGGAGACCGCCGTCGAGCTCACCCGCACCCCGCCCGGCGGCGGCGACCCGGTGGTCGAGACGCTCCAGGTCCAGTCCGAGCACTGGCAGATCACCCCTGACCGTGCCGTCGTGACCATCGACCTCGCCGAATCCTGAGGAGGCACCGTGACCACGCTGACCATCGCCGCCGTCGACACCGCCGGCCACCCCCTCGCCCACCGCACCGTCGAGGTGGCGGTGATCGCCGGCCGCCCCGGCGGCCACCCCGCCGCCGGCGGCCCCGTGATCGCCGCCCCGGTCCAGGTCCGCCTCGACGAGGACGGCACCGGCGAGGTCGACGTCGACCCGACCGACACCCTCGACGCCCCCGGGGTGTTCGTGCGGTGCACGGTCCTCGGCTCGTCGCCGACGATCGTCCGGTCGCTCACCATCCCGACGGGCCCGTCGACGGTGGACTGGGCCGACCCCGACCTCCAGGTGGCCGACCCGGTCATCCCCGAGGTCGGCATCACCCGCCGGCAGCTCGACGAGGCCCTCGACGAACTCGGTCCGTCTGGCCCGCCCCTGTCAGACGCCCCCCCGCAGCCGCCGGGTGCGGCGTCGCCCGGCTCGGTGTCGGCGGCGGCGCGTGGTGACCATGTGCACCCACCTCCGACGGCGGGCCAGATCGGTGCGGCGACTCCGGCGGACATCGAGGCGGCGATCGACGCCCTGCCTGGCCCGCCGACTGCGGTGTTCGCTGTGTCGACCCTGGACATGTCGGGTGGGTCGTGGACCGAGCTGCCGGGGGGCGCGCCCCGGATGTTCCTCGTGGGGCAGCCGGTGCTGGTCCTCGGCGGCGACGACCGTGGACTGTGGACGGTGACGGCGTCGGGGCCGTGCACGCCGCTCCCAGATCCGGGTGGGGCGGTGATCGCGGTGACCTACGGGCAGGCGGTGGCGTCGCCGATCGTGGATCAGATGGGCCAGCCGGCGGGGTGGGTGCTCGGCCCGTCCGCGTCGACGGTGACGACGCTCGGGTCGAGGGTGACGACGCTCGGGTCGACGGTGTCGTCGCTCGGGTCGACCGTGTCGTCGCTCGGAGCAGCGGGCGGTGCGGTGTCGGACCGGGTGGAGGCCCTGGTGCTGGCCGACCTGCTGCGAGGCCAGTCCGATCTCCGGACGCCGACGGCGTGGGTGGAGTGTGGCGCCGACGGCCGCGGGTGGCTGGCCTGCCCGGTGCTGCTGCCGGCCCCGACCGCATCGATCCGGATCCGAGGCCTGTCCCGTTGGCAGACCTTCGGGGGGGCGCCGTTCGCTGAGGCGTTGTCCTCCCCGCTCGACGGAGGTGAGGGCGCTTGGGACCTGTTCGAGGTGGCGGCGTGGGCGGCCGGCGGCCTCGTCTGGCTGTTCTGGGAGTGGACCGAATCGGGGGCCAGCCAGGAGTGGTGGCTGCTCGAGAACGGCGGCGCGTTCGACACCGCGACGGCGACGGTGCTGGCCGGCCTGCCGGTGGGCGCCTGGGTCGAGTGGGAGATCGAGCAGGACCTGACGACCGGCGCGGTGGCGCTGCGAGTCCGCTCCGATGTCGACGCCGACCACACCGACGGCGACGGGCTCCGGTGGCGCCAGGTGATCCGGGCCACGACCGGGGGGCCGACGTCGATCGAGGCGCAGGCCGAGACCCTGTGGATCGGCCGGGGCGGCCAGCGTCACCAGCACGCCCGGATCCGCCGGTGGGACGACGGCGTCCTCGTGCTCGACATGGACGCCGCCAACGCGACCGACGTCCACACGATCCCCGACGCCGTCATGGAGTCCGCCCCCGGTGTGCCGGCGGTCTGGGCCGCGGGGGGCGTCGGCGGACATCTCGCTGAGGTCACCCCGGCGCCCTGAGCGCCACCCCCATCACCTGACCCGAGGAGGTCCACCCCCATGACCACCACCGCCTTCAGCGACGCCGCCGAGCGGCTGCTCTGGACGTTCGTCGCGGCGTTCGTCGGCCAGCTCGGCGGCGGCGCGCTGCTCTCGCTCGACACGTCGACCCTCCAGTCCGCTGCGGTGGCCGGCCTCGGCGCCGTAGCGAACGCCGTGCTGCTCCTGGCCCGGTGGCGCCTGTCGGTGCTCCCGGACCCCGGCCAGGCGATCCGCGAGGCCACCGCGACCGAGACCTACCGTCAGATCGACGTGGGTGGCCGGCCGTGACGTGCCTGCGGCCCAACGTGGCCCGCTCCGATCCGAGGTCGGTGGCCGAGCTGGCCGAGCCGCTGCGGTCCCGGATCGCCCAGGCGATCACCGACGCTCCCGGCCGCGGCCTGGTGCTCGTGTCGGGATACCGCGACTCGGGCCGCCAGTGGGACCTCCGTCACGAGCGGTGCCCTGGCCGGGAGTGCTCGACCGCGTGCAAGGGCTACCCCGTCACGGCGCGCCCCGGGACGTCGAAGCACGAGAAGCGCCTGGCGGCCGACATGGGCGGGGCGGCGCTCTCGTGGCTGATCGCCCACCGCGAGGCCTACGGCCTGGCGCTCACCGTCCCCTCGGAGAACTGGCACTTCGAGGCCGGCGCCCGCGACACGCGCACCGGCCGGAACCACAACCGGCCCACCGTCACGATCCGGCCGTTCACCGGCGGCGACGCGGTGCAACCGAGCGACCCGAACGCGGGCCGCGTGTGGCGGCCGTTCAAGTCGCCGGCCACCGACGGGTCGATCTACGCCGCGGGCGGCCACCGCTTCGAGGTGTCCGAGCTGCAGATCCGGCTCCGGGTCCCGGTCGACGGCATCTACGGCGCCGCGACGGTCGCGGCGTGGGTGGCGTGGCAGGAGGCCCAGCACGAGGCGTACCCGCTCGACCCGAGGTGGCTCCCGTCGTCGCGCAACTCGGCGGTCACCGCCGACAAGATCGCCGCCCTCCGCAAGGCGACCGGCGGATGACCTCCCTGCGCCACCGGCTCCGCCACCGGATCGACGCTGCCCGCGAGGCCCGTCACGCGGCCGCGGCCCCACCGCCGTGATCGTGCTCGGCGCCGCGCTGTGCGGCTGGTCCGCTGGGCTCCTCGCCGCCGTCGCGACCGGCGAGACCCTGTCCCCCGCGGGGGCGGTGTGGCCGATGGGGCTCACCGCGCTGCTGCTGTGGGGTGTCGGCCGTCGACCCGAGGGGCGCTGAGTGTGGGTGCCGTCGCCTGGGTGCCCGCCGTCGGTGCGATCGCGGGGGCTGTCGCCCTCGTCGTCTCAGCGCGGGTCAACGCCCGCGCCACCACGGCCGCCGGGGTCGACCAGCGCGCCCAGCAGCTCCTCGAACAGGCCCTCGCCTACGCCGACGGCGAGTTGGGCAAGCTGCGCGCCTGGGTCGAGGGCTTGGAGGCCGAGGTGCAGCGCTGCGAGGCCGGCCGTGACGATGACCGGGCCGCGTGGCGCGCCGAGGTTGCCGGGCTCCGCGCTGAACTCGCAGCGCTGCGGGCGCCAGGGGGAGCGCCGTGACCGGTGACGAGATCGTGAGACGGTGGCGGCGCTGGCGGTTCCGGCGCGCCGGCCGACCCGGGGCGGTGTTGCGGGCGGTGGGGATGGTGCTGGTCGTCGGCTCCACCGTCCTGTCGAGCGTGACGCTCTATCGGGTGGAGCAGCAGCGCTGCGAGACCCGACGCGAAGCGAACCGGGCGATCCGCTCGGCGATCGTCACCGCCGTCGACGCGGCCGCCACCTACGCCCACGTCCCGGGCCCCGAGCGGGTCGAGCTGCGCCGACGAGTCGATGAGCGGGTGCTCCACGAGTACCCGCCCCCCGACTGCTGACCGCCTCGGCCGTCACGACGATGCCCCCGCCCCCTCACCGGGGCGGGGGCAT